AGACTTGAACCGTTCACCGTAACCTTCAAACTGTACCGGGGTCACACCGCCTGGAAGCATGTGGGCGCGTTTACGCTGTTCCGTCTGCCCGGACAGTTCGTCGTTGAAAATGTTTTCGTAGGCGCGTAGCAGGTCGGGGTTGTTGCCAAAGTTCGCATCCGTCGTGAACATCAACTCAGGGAGAACGCCGTCGGTGTATTCGGCACGCAACCATTGCTGCCGTCTCAGGTAAAGGTCAGCCAACACGAGGGCGCGTTCCGTAGGACTGTAACCGTACACGGAAGCGGTGCGACGGTTACGGATCATATAAGACAGTTCGTCGGACGTGAACTCGCCATCCGCCTCTGCCGTCTCAGTTGGGGCGGAAAACTCCGACCTAGGGAACCCGTACAGAATCTGTTGGAACGCCGCATTAGGCGGGGTCGGGCGCATACCACGGTCATCAATCAACGGCTTGATAGTTGCGCCGTCAAGAATTTGCAACCCGAACAGGTCACCGCCAACAGTTTTCTGAGGCCACACAGCCCAAGCGTCCAACACGAGGACGTCCTCTAACGCCATGTTTAGCCAGTCGGCGAAGATAAGCCCGTTGCCTTGGTCGGGTGTTTTCCAAAACGCTTTCGCCTTCGCCATGTCCTCACCGAACTTTTCCTTGGCGATTTGTTGCGCGCGCAAACTTGTGACGCCCGCTTCGGCAGCGACAGAATCAATGGTGTCCTGTGAGAACACGACGTCCCATTCAAGCCCGACCATTTTTTGCTTCAACACTTCAATGCACCGGCGCAAAATATCGATTTGTTCAGCGGCGGAACGTAACGTCTTGAACGGGACGAGGCGCGTCTCCGTGATGTTGATATTTTGTGCAACCTGGAACTCGTACCGGCGGGGATCAGGGCGGCCGTCGGGACGTAACGGGTTGATAGCCCCCGGAATGATAGGGCGACCCGGCGCGAACGGCACGGTTGCGAGATTGTCGGCGCGGGGCAACCCGGTCGTGTTGTAACCGGACGTTTGTTGTTGCGTCATGCTTGACAGGTCAGTAACGCCGGGAACGGCCTTCACAATTTCTTTCGCTACCCGTTCAACAAAACTGTCTAAAATTCCCACTTATTCTCCAAGTTCCGAATGGCATGACGGGCAATGTGTCGCCGATTTGGGTGCGGGCATCCTACAGGACGGGCAAAACTTTGCGAGTGCCGCTAACCCCATCATACTTGACACGCTATTCGTTAGTTCAGTCATAGCCCACACGAGGGCGTCCATACGGTCGGGGGACTCTTTGCTGTCTATCGTGTACCCGGTCATTTGGTCTTCTAGCGCGGGTAATCCGCCGACGTGGTGTGCGCGGCCTTGTTCGTATAGTGACGCGATAGGTTCAGCGCGTACAAGCTTCCCGCGGGTTGCTGTCACTTTTTTGAATGACACGGTTGGGTCTACTTGTCTGAGTAGTAGTTCAATCATGTCGCCGCCGTTGTTTGTTTCCCCAATAATCCGGTCAGCCTTCCACCTGTGATAGGCGTCTACGGCGACGCGCGCCCACCCGTCCGGTGACGCTTTCAACGTGCAATCTTCTAGAACGTAGTAGTGACCGTCCGAGGACACGCCGGCAACAACAATTCCTGTCTCGTCTGAGTTCTCGCCCGACGTTACCGCCGGATCAACACCGACAACTATTCGGACTAGGGGCGGTTCGGCTTCTACCCGTGAGTTCTCAATCATGTCGCGCGACCACAACGCGCCTTCCACGTCGTCAATGACTTCGCCGTATAGTTCTTGCCGTCCTAGCCGTGTGCCCTCGTAACGCAACCTAAGTTCGGCGAGCGCGGAAGGTGACAGGTTCGCCGCGTTATCAAACGTGCTACCCCTAACGACAACGGTGTCATCCCGCCCCAACAACGACTTAATAATCTTCGTAGGTCGTGGCGTTGTCGTTATCACCGTTTGCGGGTGTTCCCCCAGGCGTAGGGCGAACTTGTATTGGTCCCACGCTTCCGGGTTTTGCGCTGCCAACTCGTCAAACCATCCGCCGTGAAAGTTTGGTCCACGCAACCGGTCGGGTTCTTCCGCGCTAAACAGTTTTATGCGTGACTTGTTCGTGAGAATAATCTCACCCATAGAACGGTTGTAATCTTTTAGTGTTTCGTATTCACGCAACACGGTGACAATACCCGACGGACCCTCGGCGCAAGTATCACGGGCGTCCGAGAATGTTGGTGCAACAATCGCCCACCTCGTGTTCGGGTTCATCGACGCATTCCACGCCAACCATTCCGCGGCCGTGCGAGTCTTACCCCAACCGCGCCCCGCCAAAGCAACCCATGTCGCCCAGTCGTCTGTCTCAGGCGGTAGTTGGTTCGGTCGTGCCTGTCGGTTTTGCCACTTCAAGCGACGGTACGCCATTACCTGTGAGGGTGATAAAACGGGCGAGTTCTGCTCTAACGCTGTCGGGATCATAAGTCACCACCTCGGCCTGTATCCGTGTCGGTTGGTCAAGCCCCAACAGTTTCGCGCGGCGTTCCATAATTCTGAGCAGGTTACTGATTGACGGGTTGTCGCCTTGCAACACTTTGCCCCAGATAGCGGATTGTGCCAAGTCTAGGCGTTCGGTTTCTAACGCCCGGATAGCGTTCACGTCATCCGCTACAACCCGGACGAGCGACCGTTCGAAAGCTTTCTGTGCGCTTGCGGCGTGTGAGTATCCGACACGTTCAGCGATTAGGTCCCATGTGAGTCCGCCTCGGCGTAGCTTGACGACTTCGGCCTCTTTGGCTAATACTTCGGGGTCGTTAGCTTTGGGCATGGTTTTAGCCTACCCGATAGTTGTCGGACAAGTTAGGTGAGTAGTTCGGCTTTGAGTCCGGTGAGGTTTTCCCACCTGGTGAGTATGACGTCAACATATTTGGGGTCTAGTTCCATCATGTAGCAGGTTCGGTTGGTTTGTTCGCAAGCTATTAGTGTCGAACCGCTACCACCGAATAGGTCAAGTATGGTATCACCGAGGTTGGTTGTGTGAGTTATTGCTTGTGCGCCTAACGTGACTGGTTTTTGAGTCGGGTGTTGATAGGTGTTTACGTTGTCTTTGTTGATAGACCAAACTGAACCTATGCGTTTTCCGGTGAGTTCGTTCTGTCTGTGCCAGACAAGGGCTATTTCGTAATCGTCGCCGAAGGTTTTTTTCAAATCGCCTATGTATCCGCCGCCTTTATCCCACACAATCATGTTTGTTGGGTATCCGAGGGGGGACATTTTTTCAATCCATTGGGGTAGGACTTTCCAACTTGTCCAAATAAAAACCCATCCTGTTGAGAATTGTGTGATTGACGGGGCGATATTTAGAAGGGTGTCATCGTTTGCGAGAACATCAAATTTTTGGGATTTGGTTCTCATGTTGGATTGGTATTCGACGCCGTAGGGGGGATCGGTGAACACCATATCGGCCGTGTTGCCGTTCATTAGTTTGGAGACAGTTTCAGGGTTGGTACTATCGCCACACATTAGACGGTGACGACCCAACCTCCACACATCACCCAACGCTGCCCTAGCCGGTGTCTCATCCAACACCGGGGCTTCATCCTCAACAACGTCCCGACCCTCAACAGTATTGGGAACATCGAACCCTAGCGCGGTAATGTCCCAACCGTCCGAATCCAACTCCACCAACTGAGACGCAAGAACAGTCGTATCCCACTCAGCCAACTCAGCCGAACGATTATCCGCCAACGCGAAAGCTTTAGCCGTAGCGTCATCCCAGTCAGCCGGGGCAACCACAACGTCAACAGTTTCCCAACCAAGTGTTCGCGCGGCCGATACAGTCCCGTTGCCTGCAAGAATCACGCCGTCAACGGTAACAACAATTGGTTTGCGTTGCCCGAACGTGTCAAGTGACGCGGCGATAGCTTTCAGGTTCTTGTCATCATGCGTCCTGGCGTTGCGGGGATCATGCGTCAAGTTGTTTATTTTGCGTGACTCAATCTTCACCGTCAGTCCATCCACTCGCGCGAATTTGGCCATTGTTTACCGCGGCAAGCCAACCGGCTTCAAAAACGTTTCGCGGGTTCGTTGCCCGGTATGCCAAGACAGGGAGAGACGTCACATATTCACGCCACGCCTTGTCCATGTCCTCAGACACGTCACCATTCATTAGAACGGGGTGTCGTCCGAGGCCGTCCAGTCATCCGACACAACAGGCAACACGGGCTGCCCCGCATCCTCACGAACAGCCGGAACAACCGAACCAACAGCCGTCGCGATGATAGCGTTCACCGTCCGCGACACGCCATCCTTCTCATAAGTTTCCTGTTTGAACGTGCCCGTGACCATTACGCGCACACCCTTGTTCAACAACACCTCGGGTAGCAAACTCCACACGGTGACCTTAAACCACATAGTCTCGCCGTCCACCCATTCACCGTCGCGCTTCTCACGCGGCGTATAAGCCAACGTGAACGTGGTAAACGTTTTCCCGGCACGGGTCTGTTTCACCTCGGCATCTTTACCAAGGTTTCCAACAACAGTTATAGGGATCATTTGACTGAGCCTTTCCTTCGATTTGCTAACAACATTCTAGCAGTTTTCCGTGACAACGATTGGCGTTCGTCGGCCGTCATGCCACCCCAAATCCCATACTTTTGATTCCCGGCGAGGGCGGACCGTAAACATTCGGCTGCCACCGGGCACGTCTCACAAATCTGTTTAGCGAACGATTGATAGAACAGGTCGTCGCTGAAAAACCACTCCGGGTCGACGCTTTTATCCGCGCACTTGATAACTATTTCGTCCACGCCCTCCACCTAGCTTTCTGGATTGCGGACGACATTTCGTTAGCCTGTTCCCTCGTCCATTTCCTGCCGGGGAAGTGACGGTTCACCGTTTTAGGTGACACGCCCAACGTTCGTGCCGTCTCGCATCGTGACGCGCCGTCATCCAACAATTGCCGCATCTTCTCAACCTGTTCCGCCGTCACCGGTGTCGCACTTGGCTTCCCAATGTTTAGACGCACACGGGCACGGTGAACGGTTCTCGCACAACAACCCAAGTCGTCAGCGATTTGCGGCGCGGACTGACCCTTACGGGTGCGTTCCAACACCTGGACGAGAAATTCTTCATCTCTCACTAAATACGTCACGTTACACCTCCGAAGCGATAGCGATATAGGCGGCGGCATCGACGAAACTATCCGCGTGATTGGGAGACTCAACGAGCCGGGACAGTTTCACACACACCATTATCAGCGCGACATCCTTGGCCGTCACCGTTTTACCCGGCGCAAGTTTCTTACTCAACATCACATTGACAAGGGCGGCTATTCGTTCGTGGTTCGCTACCGGATCACCGTACACGTTGTGACGGTCCGAGGCGACAAGGTTCGACGCCTGTTGCAACACGTCCACAACCTCCCTAACCGCCATAGGTTCGTCACACGTCGGGCACGACAGTTTGCCGGTGTCCATCGACGACGGAATTGCGTAGATTGTGCCGCAATCGCAAACGTACACGCTAGGGGTCACAGTTCGACCTCGGTGAACCCGCCCAACATTGTGCGTTTCATATTCGCCCCGCACGAACACGTCATGGTGTTGTTGCGTTCATCCCACAACCGTTCAGCCCACAACATAAGTTTGCATTTCGGGCACACGAACTCGTAGCTTGTGGTAATTGTCGCGGTCATTCTTCGTCCGGTTCGTCGGAAGGAACAGCCACAATACGTTCCACGGCCGTTTTATAGATAG